TGGTGATGATGGCTGATAGAATTTAGCTAATGAATTATGGTAGGTTAACTTCTTTGCCATAACTATTGCATCTTCTTCAAATTGTTTTCTTCCTTCTTTTGTTCTAGGGTCGTAATCCAACATTCCTTCATTCCAAGATACTGTTAATATTTTAGTAGCATCAGCTACTTGGTCATACCAAGCATTTTTGTTTATCAGTCCTTCTGTATAAGCATTGATAGCGTTGTCTAGATATGTTGGCAATAAACCACCGAGAGTATCTGACACTGTTCTACCGCCTAGTCCATATGGAAATACTTGGTCTTCTATATCTTGCCATTCATTTGTCTTTGGTAAATACTTATCTAATGCTTTTACTGATAGTTGTACTACCGGTCCAAATCCTGGATAGTAACTAGCAGTAAACAAGTTAGCACCAGCTAATGGCGATACTTGTTGTACATCAACACTCTCAGGTAACTCTATACCAAACAAGTTTTCTTGCATATCAGTCATCGGAGCTACATAGAATAACTCATCTATTGTTGGGTCTCTATATAGTATTCCGCTCTGTTGTCCTTTAGCTGTAAGCATTTGTATTTTTCTAAGACCAGCAGGATTTTTAGCAAACAGTCGTGGATAGTTTAAAGCTACTTCTTTCCAAGGTTCAAAGAATGGGAATATTAATCTTGTAGCTTCTGCAAAGAAACCTTTTTCAGATAGGTTATACAACAAAGTATTGTGTGCATCTAATGAAAATGCTTTTGATGCTTCTGATATTTCATCTATAGACAGTTTAGCTTCAGGGTTTGCTTTGACTGCATCAGCAATCGAACCATATTTTTTAATAGCAGAACGCTTACCTGCTTCATAGATTTGTTTTACTGATGGTGGTAAGTCACCTGCTTTAGATAATTTATCAAAATGTTTTAAAGCTGCTTCATCTGCGAATGGTATTAATTGCCCAACACTTGTCCAGTAATATTGTGTGTAGGTAGGTATCCTGTTTAGTGCTGCATCTGGTGCTTCACCTAACCAGTACCATAAATATTGTGATGCTTCGAAAGCTTCATCTAACGCTTTTTGCTCTGTTGCCCATTTTGGACTTGCTAATACATCAGGTGCAACATCATACTTGGTATCAAGAAATTTTCTAATTTCTTGTATATTGTTCTTAGTAAATCTATCTATGTTATCTAATGGTAGAATATCTCCATCAGCTGTAACAATTCTTCTATCACGAATCATTTTTAGTACATCTTCATCACCTTTAGTAAGGTCCATAATCCATTCTCTATAATTATCAACATAGGTATTAGCATCTTCTAAAGAGGTATAAGGTCTTGTACGATTACCTTTATTATCATATTTGTCATCGTTTAATTGTTCTCTTATTTTCTTTAAATCACCAGACCAGAAACTATTTTTAGTTGCAGCTAAGTCAGTGCCTTCTAAAATATCATTCGCAATTGCTTTTCCTAAATCACTTTCTAATGGCCATTTAAGATTTACTTGCCACGACTTTATATAACCAGCTCTGTCTGCACCTTCTTTTAATGTTCTCTCCCAAGTGTTATTTATGTAACTTGCTTGATTTTGTTTTCCGAAAATAGAACTAGCTCTTCTTGCAACTATATTTTCTACTCCAGCACCATAAGCAACACCTTTAGCTCCTTTACCTACTTTCATCGGAGTTCCTGCTAAATCATATGTGTAGTTACCCCAAACCCACATAGCCATAGGATTTTCAAACCAGTTATCTAAACCAGCTAATCCCATTCTAAATTGCGATTCAGCAAATATTCTTAGTGGCCAAGCAACACGAGTAACTAGCTGAGCACCAGTCCATTTCTTTTGTAAGTTCCAAGCTACATCTACAAGTTGGTCTCTACCTTTTTTTAATCCTTTAAATACTTGTGGGACTGATTTACCTAGTATTTTATCTATAGGTGTTGTTAATCCTTTTGGTAATTCTATAGCAGTATTATCTATCATATTTGCTATTTTAAATTCTGGTAAAGTAGCATATTTATTAAAAGTACCTATGGTTCTTTTTAAATCTTTTGGGTTACCTAGTGACCATACTTCATCCATATGTTGTCCAATATCAAATGGCGTAGGTAATGTAACACTATCATCAAGCCCTTTAATTGGTATACTTCTTTGACCTTTGAATGTAGCTTCTATTGGATTTAAAAATTTACCACCAGCAGTTTTATCTAGTTTTGCCCAGTATGTTTTACCAACAGTTTTACCACTAGGTAATATACCTTGTAGCTCAGCAAAATCTTTTTTGAGTTCGTCAATAACTAATTTACTAAATCCATCTTTTTCTAATTTGTTTGTTAACTGTGTTAGCGTATCTTTATATAAAACATTTTTCTGAGCAACTTGGTCACCTTTAACAGACGCTTCTGCAAAATCAGTAAGCAATTTGTTAGCTTCGTTTCTTGGTATTTCCATACTTGCTAACCATCTGGAATAATTTGCTACACCACCATTAGTATCTTTAAATAAAGAATCTTGTGTCGGTGTCCATTCGCCAAACTTAGAAAATCCTTTATCTCTACTACCAATATCTTTAAGTAAATTCTTGTTATAACCTATGCTATTAATAGTTCTTGTTACTTTTGGTAGGCCAATACTTTGATTTTTAATAACATAATCTCTAACAACTTTAGTTACTTCATCTCTTGTATTTGTTTTAAGAAGTTGTAAAGCCATGTCAGTATCTTTAACCGAATCAAAAATTTGTTTAAAGTCTTTACTTTCTGCCAATGCGTCTAAATGTTTATTTGATTTAGGACTAGTAAGAAAGATATCTATTTCATCAGCTATTTTTCCAAAATCCCCCTCAGTAAATGCTTTATTTATTTTACCCATGACTGACTTCGAATAATTAATTGCTTTAACTGATTTAGTTGCAACTAAAGCTGGGTCAAATGCCAAAGCATTATAGAAATCTATTACACCAGAAACACCACCATACAAAGCACTATTTGGGTCTATACCGATAACATCCTCAATGTATCTACCTATAGTTATATTTCTACCTCTGTATTTAAATGCTTCTTGGTCTGCTTGTGCTTTTGCAACAATAGGTCCTGATGGTATAAATCCATCACCTAAACTTTTCCAAACCTCTTTAAATCCCATACCTTCTCTAGCTTGTGAAAATGATTCACCTATCCAAGAACTTCCAGCATCTTTCCAATTATCAAAAAAACTTTCTCTAGTCATTTTGCTATGACCATAACTTCTTCCACTTAACAATGCAGTTAAGGCAAGTGCAGCTCCTGTTACTCTTCCTGTTTTTTCTGTTTTTTCTTGCTGGTCTCTAAGAGCAGCTATATCGTATAAAGTAACATTCGGGTCACCAGCTTTATGTTGTTCAATTAATTCTTGTTCTTTTTTCGACATAGCTTGTACTTGTGCCTGGAATGGTTTTTCATATGACTCAGCAGTTTTTACAAATGCTCTACCTGTCCTACCCATAGTTACATTCCATAAACCTTCTGCACCAAGCATTGCTACTCGTGCTATACCTTTCAATGTTCCATATACTGGTTCTGTTCTAAAGTTTTTAGAAGCTTGTTTTACCTCATACACATCACCATAGATAGGGATATAAGCATTGGTTATATCATTACCTACAGGGTTAGGATTGTATGGTTGTGACTTAGGAACAGCTTGATACTGTAATCGCAATAAATCTTCTACTTGTTTATCAGTAAATCCTTTATTGACAGCATTAGAAATTAATCCTTTCATAGCTGTTGGGTATTTAGTTGCTAAATCTTTTGCTCTATCTATTTGTGCAGGTTGTACAGCAGCTTTTTTTTGTTGAAATAAAATATTTGTTTGTGCTTGTTTTTCTTTTTCTCGAATCCACTCTTCGCCAAATGAATATGGTCCTACAATCTCATTAGACATGTTACAGTCCTAATATTTCAATAAGTGCTTGTACCTCTGTGTTTTCTGATAAATCTGCAAGTACTTCATAATCCATATCTCCCACTACTTCTGGTGGTAGTTGAACTGGTACTGCTCCAAATGTTGGAGACTCTGCACTATCCATATCTCTTAAAATATTTAAATTCAAACCTTGTATTGGCATTCTGCCTTGTGTTCCTGGACTTGTTGTTTCTGCTACAACTTCTGTTGTCTCTGTAGCTTCTTGTGCATTTCTTGTATTGTCTATTGTATTTGTAGCAGCAGGTGGAAGGTTTTGTTTTCTTTTGTCAATAATTAAATTATTAACCTCTTCTGTAGTTCCATAAGTCAAACCTGTATATTGTGGTTTAGCTATCCCTTTATTAGAATTACTCCTCTTCGATGCCATCTTCATCATCCTCATCATAAAACATAAATGTTGAACTTATAATCATATAACCGAATGGAAAAACCATAGGTGGGTATTGGTCTGTAAAAACCCTAGCACCTCTAGTATTTTCTAAATCTTGAAAAATAATTGCATCACCTTTTTCGTCTACATCACCTAAACAGAAATCAACAATGTCAGCAAACTTTTTATTAATAGACATTATCCACCTAATCCTTGTAATAACTGAGTTATGCCTGGCGGTGGCCCGGTTTGGTTTTGTGGTAAGCCACCTCCAAGCAATTCTTGTTCGGGTTGTGGAATCTCTGGCTCTTCTGCTGTAAAGAATTTATCTAAAATATTTTGCATATCATCTGGATTTTTTCTTATTTGCGTTATCGCCATTAATGCTTTAGGGTCACCAGCTTGTGCTTGAGAAAGTAGAGCAGCTTCTAGTGCGTTATCCATTTTCTCTTTTGTTATTCTTTCATTTACTCGTACAAGATTATCTAAACCATCTAGATTTTCTTGTAGTGTTTGTCTATCGATAATGCCATTCTGTACCAATTGCAGCCCTGTTACAATTTTTTGTGGTTCATCGTAACCAGCCATAGCCCCATAGACTCTTCTAGTTTTATATGAACCAGCAATATCTTTTTCTGGATTGTATGTCTCTGAATAAAATGTGTCATTCATATAACCAGACAATTGTTTTGTCTTTCCGCCATACATTTTTTCATCCCATTCTAATCTTTTAGAGTCAATCATTTCTATAGCATCACCCATTACTGTGTGATACTCTCTAATCATAAGTGACATAGATGCACCAAGTTCTTCCAGTCCTCTACCAGTAGCAAAGCTAAGTGGTGACTGTGAATCATCCGATACAGGATAAGAACCACCAACACGAAGTTGTCGTTCTATTCTATCTATCTGTTGGAAAATTTGATAAGGAACATTAGATGCTGGTTTGGAAACTTGTGTACCTGGAGCTAGATAGTTAACTGCGAATCTACCTTTACGATATTGTCCACTCTCTATCTCTCCAGAAATGTTTGTTTCTGTAAACACTGCATCTTCCATTGCTATTATTGACATCACATTAATCTTTGCCATAGAAGCCATAAGCCCTATGATTTGGTCATACTGTCCCTGCAATCTATCAAAAGCAAATTTCTTTGCTATTACAAATGCTGGACCACTATCAAGTGGGTTTGGTATGAAGTCAAGAATAGTTCCTGATTGCATATGAAAAATATAAGTTCCATCTAAGTTGTAATACTCTGCAATCAAATCTCCATCGCCATTAGAGTTAGCCCATGAACCATTGTACTGGTCTGTATAAGCAGAAGCATACGCATTACCAACACCAAGAATGTTTGTTTCGTAAGCATCCTTTTGCATAATTTTATCTTTTGATGCTGGGTAAGTTCTAGCTAGTGCTTCTTTAGGTACGCGTCTAATGATTGCCATTTCTTTTGGTTGTTGGTCTGCACCAAAGTAACCAGGAAAACAATTGTAAGGGTCACGAAGTTCTGCACAAGGGTAAGGTGTACCATCTGCATCTTTTTTTTCTCTAATAACCCAAACAGAAAAACCATAACCAGGTAGCCATCTACCTACTTGTGGCATTTGTAAATCTAGTTTTTGTACATCGTCATATGCATTAACAATCCTAGAAAGTTTTTCTGCTTTCATTCTTGCTCTGCCTGAGTCTTTACCATTAGGTACATCAACTTTTAAGTTTGGAATACGACCAATTTTTTGTGATAGGTGTTCTAAACCTGACATCATAAGGTTAGGTACTGGTACTTGCCAGTCTTCAAAACCTTTTAG